GGGGGAAACCTTTGTGATCTTGGCTCTTCCGGGTTTACAGTTTTTGGCGGTTGCCTTCGCATAGGATGAAGTATAATTCTTCGTGCCGGTAAAGTCAACCACCGTTCCCACGGCCAGAAGGTCAGCGGTTCCGGCTGTGCCGGTTTTCCTGATCTCATTCTTGAAGTAAGACGGGATACCATACCGGTTCCAGCCGCCTTTACTCATGGGGGATTTGATCACACCATAATCCCGGCCCTTGGCTTCAATGACATTCAGGGCATCATCCACCACATACCCAATATGGGTGGCCTTGCCGGAAGAATTCACTTTGAACACCCAACATCCCCGGCACACTTGGGCTTTGGTGATGATCTCACACTTGCCCATCATAGTGTTGGCGCTCATATCGCTTTTGGAAATGCTGGTTTCATTCTGAAGGAACGCCATGCCAAGGCCGGAACAGTCAAAGGCCCGAAGGGTTTTACCGTATCCTTCGGAAATCCGCTGTTTGAACAGCTTGATTGCCCGGTTTGCGTTGGCTTCGCTGGTTTCCATTTTCCTGATCCATGCTTCGGTGATGATGTCAGGCCCTTGGCCCTGTGCGCCCCACACATAGATAGAACCGTTCTTAACCTCTTCTTCAAGGTGGGCGATAAACCCGTTCAGATTGGCCGCTGTGGTGGCCTGTGCGGGGTTTTCAGGCTTGGGGGTAGTAGTTACCCCACCCACGCCAGAAACGCCGCCTGTGGCCCCGCCAGCAAGCCGCCTGTTGACTTCTGTGGCAATCTCACCATGGCGGTTATACAGGTAATCCCCCGGACAGGCTTTGTTTGCAAACCAGCGGTGAACGGTCATGTTCTGCTGATCCACCTTGCCGATCAGGGATTTATCAGCCTTCCACAACAGTTTCTTGATCCCGTTGCGGCGGCAAATATCTTCCACCAAATCCAACAGGGCGGCAAAGGCCGCATCCGTTACGGCGTAAGGGTGTTTGGTATCGCTTGCAACCTCAATGGTAATGGCCCGGTGGTCATTGGCCCCGGAAGAAGAACACCATGAACGATCCTTTTCTTCCACGGAAAGGCCAATGGAACCATCCTTCCCCACAACATAGTTGGCCGAACAATCCCGGTCTGTGGTGGCGAAGTAATCACACCCCTGTTTTGCTGTCCACTGTCCAACAATACAGTGAATGGTGATGGTGTCAATGGCATGGTTCCGGGGGCTGTTCCTGTTGGGGGAAATGCGGGTGTAGGTGACAAGGCCGGAATTACTCATTGGGCGCACCGTCCTTCAGGGCATACACAGCGGCTTCAATCATGGCATCCAGCTTCCCGGCATCCACGGTAATATTCCGCTGGGCAAGCCATTCCAGAACATATTCCTTCTTTTCGGCTCCACGGCCCGAACCGGTGTAAATCTGTTCGGCGGCGGAAACGGCGATCTTCACCCATGCGGTGATCTCGGCCTGTTGCTGGGCGTTGGTCTTGCTCTTGATGTAGGGGATCACAACGGCGGTGATCACAGCGGCGATCAGGGCAATCAGGGCTTCAACAATGATGGTAATGTCGAACATGGTCAATACTCCTTTGCATCATTATAAATTTCCGGGCCATACTGCTTCCGCAATTTGATCCGGTTTTCAGCTTTGGCCTTTGAATAGTAAAAGCCGGTGGCGGTGGCAAGTTCAGCGAATACGGCGGGGATCAGATAGGCCAGCGGGGAAAGGTCTTTGGTTCTCCACACCATGACAAGGGTGAAGGCCGTCACCACACCGGTAACGGCCCCCACACCAATGATGATCACCTTGGAAAACTCTTTCTTTCTGCTTCTCATTCAGAAGCACCACCCAACCCGTCAAGGCGGTGATGGGCAGATTTGGCGGATTGCTCTACCACAACCAACCGTTCCCGCAATTCCTGAACATCTGCCTTCATGCTTTTCATTTCCGTCTTGATCTCTGAAACTCCACTGTTGATGGTATCCAACCTCACAATGATGGTGGTAAGCTGTGCCACATCTTCAGCGGTGTCCTTTTTGCTGTTCCGTTTCATGTTGCTGATCCCGGAATACAGGGCAAAGGAAACAGAAATCACGGAAATCAGGATGGTTAATTCAATGCTCATAATGGCTTCCCCCTTTTCTATGCGCCGATCAGGGCGGCGATATGGCCCAAATCTTCAACCGGGGCATTATAGAACGCATAGTTCCAAATCCAGTGATCTTCATGCTCCGGGCGTTTGTACTGCTGACAAAGGGGATCTTCCCATATCTTGTTCCACCGGGCCTGATAACCGGCATCCCGCTTTTCCAGCTTGGAAAGGATGGTGTTCAGCAACCCGGCCCGTTCTTTCCCCCGGCCATCGTCATTGTGGCAGAAGAAATCATAAGTGTTTTGGCTGGTAACAGCACACAGCGGAAGATCATTCCATATAAGAAAACCGCCATGGTTTACCACAGCGGTTCCATACGGAATATTTACTTGGCCGCAAATGGCCTTGAACCTTGCCCGTTTCCGGGCAATATAGTTATTCTGCGGCATCCGTGACTTCCTCCCAACCATATACACCGGGTTCCCACACATTATCATTTACTGTGGAAGTCCAGTGCTTTTCATTGTGGCTGACTTTGGCCCCCAAGGAATAGGCATCATGCGCCCCGATGGGTTGCGCCCATGCCGGCCATTCTTCAGCGGGATCGGCTGTCAGGCTCCACAGGTTGGAAGCGGTGTCCGGTGTCCAATCGACTTGGGAAGTATGATCCAGATTGCACTTGTAAAGCACACCCCCATAGCGACGAATGTTACCGGCTTTATAGGCGATAGGATAGGCCCATTCAGCGAACAGGTCAGCGTGTTCCGCCGCCGTGGTGGGGTCAATGTTCCCGGCTTCCGCCATGGTCACAAACATGATCCCACCAGTTTCTTCAGCTTTGGTGATTTCTGTGCCGCCATCCACCACTTCCAAGCTGACAGTTTCCACACCCGGCAAACCCTCACGGCCAAGCAAGTGAAAAACGGTGCCATTAAAGACAATGCCCGAAGCGTCAGGCTCCGGGCAAAGGGTGAAGCATCCGTTTTCGGCTTGCTTGATGTAATTCAGATTTTCGGTCAGGCCAATACTGGCCCCGTCTTTGATGATTCTATACATTCCGCACCTCCGAAAAAGATAGCATGATATAACCGCCGCAAGCGCAATAACCGGCCATGGTCATTGTAATTCCGGTAATAGGCGCTTTGGCACTCCATATATTGTTCAACTTCAAAGAAAGTTTTCACACCCCCTTTGAACTCTCGCTGGAACAGCTTCAGCTTTCGCCTTGCCCGTTTCATTCCATCCCGGTTCCCGTTCACCTTGATCTTCCCGGTTTCCGTCAGGGTAAACCGGGCCTTGCAGAACCGGAAAGGCTTTGTCAGCGGGATCACATGGCATTTCCGCTTGTTCACCCGGATTCCCACAGCTTCAAACCGCCGAACAATTTCATGGCCCATTCTCTTTGCTTCCTCAATGGTGGGGAAGATCAGAATGTAATCATCCATGTAATGTCCAGCGATATGAACCCGGCCCTGACATTTGATCCAGTTATCCACACAGCTTGGCAAGGCAACCATTTCCACCTGTGAAGGCTCCACACCCAAAGGCATCCCAATTCCCGGTGTTGGGCATGGGGAATACTGGATCACAAGATCAGCCAATTCCTTCAGGTCAGGGTTCAGGATCAATTCTTCATGGCGCTGGTATAACAGGGCGTGTGGGGCATTGGGGAAGAACCCCTTCAAATCCAACAGCAACACGGCCCCTTCCCGGCCATAGCGTCGGTAATGCCAATGAAGCTGTTCCTTCAGCCGTTGAAAATGCCAATGCAAACCCTTCCCCTTTTGGCTCGCCCCGTTGTCATAGATCATACAGGGCTGATAAAGGGGAACCAACACTTCATTACATAGGGTTTTGTGGATTTGCCGATCCGTTATGTGTGGGGCATCTATGGGCCGAACCTTCCCACGCTCACACAGGATGAAGTGGGTACAGTTTTTAGGTTTCCAACCGTGATCCAACACGATCCGCCGCCGCTTTGCCGTACCGGAAAACAGGTGGGATTCAAAGTTCTGAACACTCTGCTTCCACCGTACCCCGTTACAGCATTTCTTCCCATAGAAGAACATTTTGCGGTAGCTGAAAACCTTGTCAAGCGGCCCAAGGGCATCACACCGGGCCTGTTTCTTCTGTTGGCGTTTGGCCTTGCGGCGCTGATACCGGGCTTCCCGCCGTTCCTCGCTTGTCATAAAAAAGTTATTCGCCTTTCGTACAGATACAATGTAGGGTGCCATCTAATCTGCTTTGCCTTTACACATGAAATGGGTTTAGGCACATCCACCCACCATGCAAGAAGCGTCCGTGTATTGGCATCAAAAGAAAGGATACAGGCCATTATTCATGGGCTATATCCCCTCCCGCTTTCCCAAGCGGGGCAGTTTTAGGGATTTCCACCCAAGGAAGTGCAACTCCTTTTACATCGGTCGTCTTTCACCTGAAAAGCCGGGGGCCTTCTGTTACTCCATGTGACCGTGTATATTTGTAAAATCCGGGCCGCAACCCAAGCGAATTGTAAGCGTTATTGTTGTTGCTGTTGCCGTTGTTGTTGACAATTCGGAAGTTATTGGTGTTGTTGTAATTAGGGGAACGCAACCACCAGTGAACCGCCCAACGAAACATTTTCAGTTGCACACCTAATTTTTGAAATTAAGTTTTCAATTTAGCGGCTACATTTTTAATCGCTCCCTTCAACAGCTCATTTTCTTTGTCGATCAGTTCACCCAAGTTTTGGGCCATCTTATCCAGTTTTTCAATGGCATCCTGTGACTTCACAGCATTACCCTTGGCCGTGGTAAAGGCCCCTTCCGGGTTCTGA